TTCCTCACACATATTTTCCGTTTCTTCACACAAGGTGATATTGATGTTGCAGGTGGTTACGTTCGTAACTATCTTCCATATTTCCCACAACCTGAAGTTCGCATGATGTTATCTGGGTTTGCCGCACGTGAAGCACTTCATATTGCCGCATACTCACACCTCATTGAAACCCTCGGTCTTCCAGAAACAACATACAATCAGTTCCTGGACTATCAAGAAATGAGAGATAAGCACGAATATGTTATGGACTTATCCTCACGTAACGGGACGAAAGAATCTACGGCTGAACACATTGCAGTATTCTCCGCTTTCACTGAAGGTATGCAATTGTTCTCCTCATTCATCATGTTGTTGAACTTTCCTCGACAAGGTAAGATGAAGGGTATGGGACAGATTGTTACTTGGTCTATCGTTGATGAAACGATGCACGCCGAAGGTATGATTAAATTATTCAGAACCTACATAGAAGAAAATAAAGAAATTTGGAATGATGAACTAAAGGGCAAAATTTATACGATTGCTGAACGTATGGTTCAACTTGAAGATAAATTCATTGACTTAGCATTTTCGATGGGTGCTATGGAAGGCTTGAATTCAGAAGATGTTAAGAAATACATTCGATACATTACGGATCGCCGCCTCATCTCTTTAGGTCTAAAGGGTATTATGAAGGTCAAGAAAAATCCACTTCCATGGGTTGAAGAAATGATTAATGCTCCAACACATACGAATTTCTTTGAGAATCGTGCAACAGACTATGCTAAAGGCGCTACGACAGGAAACTGGGGTGACGTTTGGGCAAATTAAGGAGTAAATATGTCAGAGAAAATAACAACAGCAGAATGTGAAAACTGCGAGTCAACTTTTGAAGTTGCATTTGAAGAAGATTATGTGTCCGATGAAACCCCGTCCTTTTGCCCATTCTGTGGTGAAAGAATCGAAGTCCTCAATGAAGAATATATAGATGATGAGGACTTTGATGAGAATGAGGAATGGAAATAAATTGGATATACAAAGACACTGAATTCACAGAACAAGACATTGGTGAGAATTACGGTTTCGTTTACATTATAACGCATTTGACAACAGGTAAAAAATACATAGGTAAAAAGTTTTTTTATTCCGTAAGAACGAAAGTGATTAAGGGAAAAAGAAAAAAGACTAAAGTATTTTCTGATTGGCAATCGTATTATGGTTCGAATTCTGAATTACAAAATGACGTACAGGCTCATGGAAAAGAAAATTTCAAAAGAGAAATTATTCATCTATGTAAAACAAAAGGTGAATGTGGATACCTTGAAGCTAAAGAACAATTTGATAGGTGTGTGTTAGAATCGGAAGATTATTACAACGCATGGATTATGGTGAAAGTTCGAAAGACACATATAAAGGCATTCAATGAACGAATCATGGCAAGCATTAAAGACTGAAAATTTTGATGGTATAAATTTCTATCGAAATGATGATGGTGATTTAGAAATTTGTGGTTTTCAATATAAAGACCCAGGTGAAAAGATACCTGGAAGTTCTAGCGGAGATTTATATGATATTATCATTTTTCCGGAAGAACCTCCAAAAATGCCGGAAAAATTTCAGGCAATCTTGATTTCACCTATTGACTATATCACAAATATGTTAGATAATGGATTCTTGGGAATAGTAGCAAAAACTACCACAACCTCCGCCGATTTCATAAATGATGCGTTCGATGCACTGAGTGAAAAAACGGCAGAATATATTGAATATTATGAAAAGGAATTTAAAGATGTTTGATAAGTATGAATTGAAAGAGATTTTGTCCAATAGCGTTTCCACTGTCGTATTCACTAAAGTTGATGGAACAGAACGTGAACTGAAGTGTACACTTTTGCCAGAATATCTACCACAAAAACCTGTTGTAGAGGGACAACAACTTTTGACTGAAGGGTTGCCAAAAGCAGAAAATCCTGGTACACTAGCAGTATGGGATATGGAAAATAACGGCTGGCGTTCTTTCCGCACCGATTCTGTTAAGGCATTAGTTACACATGAGACACGCATCAGTTAAAGATTTCGAAAAAGCATTGTCAGGCGGTGAACCGTCTTGGAAAAAAGGTGAAGGTTCACTGTCTGCCGCATTGAATTGGTATAACTATCATTCCGATTCTAAAGAAAGCAAAAAATTCACAATTTCTTACCTCAAAGAAATTGGCACATCGAAAACGGATATTGAAATTATCGAAAAAGTTTCCGATGATGATTTTCAAAATTTAGGTTTCGTTTGCCGAATGAAACTCCGTGGTGCACCACTTACGGAGAAAAACGAACAATGGATTACCACATTCATTGAAGAACTCAAAAATAAATCACCCGTCAAAAAAGAAATTGAAGAAACTGAACCGAAGGTTGTGGTTTCTATTCAAGAACGTGTGTTAGACAAAACACGTGATTTCATAGGTGAAATCGAAGGTGCCATCGATGACTGTTTTATTGTTCGTGATTTCAAAACTGTTTTTGATCCGTATGATTTGATGCGTTCATTGGATATTAAAGGTGCTCACACCAAACATATCGTTCCTGTTTACCAGAAGAAGCTGGAAGAAATTGAGGAAACCATCAAGGGAAAAGATGGTCAACTTGTTGAAGGCTATTCTTTCCTTTCAAAAAAGGAACTCAAAGAATATGCTTCATTGTTGAAACGTATCATTGACGATTGTGCAAAAATTGCACATACTGCGAAATTAACACGTGCCCCTAGAAAAAAGAAAGTGAAGCCTGTTGATAAGGTAATTGAAAAACTTCAATTTAAAAAGGAAGACAATGAATATAAGGCCGCTTCTATTAATCCTGCTGATATCATTGGTGCTTCACAGTTGTGGGTCTTTAATACCAAAACAAGAAAACTCGGATGCTACAATGCAACGGATGCTGGTGGACTGAATGTTAAGGGTACAACACTCATTAATTTCAACGAAGAAACTTCCATACAAAAAACTATCCGAAAGCCTGAAGTTGTTTTACCAGCAACTTTGAAAGCTGGTAAAGTTTCACTCAGAAAAGTTCTCCCCGACATTAATGCGGTTGAACAAGCCTTGACAGGACGTATTAATTCTGATACAATCCTTCTCAGAGTAATTAAATAAGGTATAAGATGATTCTCATTGACTTGAACCAGGTTTTACTATCTGGCTTGATGGCACAAATTGCCGGTCAAAAAAACGTGAAACTTGAAGAAGGTTTAGTTCGACACTTGGTCCTCAATATCATTCGTGGCCACGTTAAACAATTTCGCCAAGAATATGGTGAAGTTGTACTCTGTTGCGACAATAAAAAATATTGGCGTAAAGAATTCTTTCCTTTCTACAAAGCCGGTCGTAAAAAAGCACGTGAGAAGTCCGATCTCGACTGGCATCTAATCTTTGATATTCTTGGCAATCTAAAACAAGAACTCAAGGACAATTTCCCATATAAAGTGATTGATGTTGACGGTGCAGAAGCCGATGACATTATCGGTACACTCACTCCAATCTATGCAGGTGGAGATAATAAGATTTTGATTCTTTCCAGTGATGGAGACTTTCTACAACTTCAAATGTACAAGAATGTTAAACAATATAATCCTGCACAAAAGAAATATATCAAATCAGAAAATCCTTTGGCTGAACTGAAAGAGAAGATTATCAAAGGTGATAAGGGTGATGGCATTCCAAACGTTCTTTCTCCAGCCGATTGTTTCGTGCGTGACCTGAGACAAACACCTATCAATAAAAATCGACTTGAGAAACTGTTGAATGAAAACTATGGTGATTGGGAAGATGAAAATGCACGTATTGGTTTTTCCAGAAATCAAACACTGATTGACCTACGTCAGATTCCAACCGATATTAAAAATTCGATTATTGATACATATAATAATACAAAGCCGGCTCCACGTTCCAAGTTGATTAACTACTTCATGGACAAGAAGCTGAAAAACCTAATGGAAGTAATTGAGGAATTCTAATGAGAAAAAATGTTTATGAAGTGTTTGACGAATTTACAAAAGTAAACACGAAACAAGAAAAAATTGATGTATTAGCCAAAAATTGGACACCAACATTAAAGTTGGTTCTCCAATTGGCTTTTCGGCCTGAAATGGAATGGAAACATAGTGATTATCCAGTGAAGTATAGGAAACCAGATACAAAACCTGGAATTTCTTTTGCATCACTTGATACTGAACTTAAAAGACTTTATCTATTCCGTAAAGGCAATGAAACCGCCGAGAGTTTGACACCAAAGCGTTCGGAAGAACTCCTTCTGATTCTATTGGAATCTCTTGAACCACGTGAAGCGGATATTGTTATTGGTATTTTTAAGAAAGATTTGGGTGTTAAAGGATTGACTTACAAGTTTATCCATGATAACATTCCTGGTGTACTATAAACTACGGAGAAAAGAAGTGGGAAAATTTGTTCCTAAGTTTCGTCCTTTTGAAGATGATTATTCAAACGAATACAATTCAACAAAGGAATTTAACAGAAACAAAAAGCGCAAGAAGGAAGCCGCAGAATTACGGAGAATGCGCCAGCGTCAGCATGAAGATGACGATTATGGATATCTAGAAAAACGCTACAGTAAGTTGTAAAAAAACAACACGTGACTTGACATTTATCTGAAAAACGAATATAATACAAGTATTCGTTTTGGAGATATATTATGATGCTATATGTGAAACAAGGAAAATCCAAGCCAAAACTCAAGCCTAAAAAAGAGCGAGAGGAATATGCGGCTTGGTTGGCCAAACATCAAGTTTCAACCCTTAAATCAAATACTTCAAATGTACAGCCTTGGACATACAGTTTAGGCAAACCTGTTCGTGAAACACCAAAAATTCCATCATTAAATGCTTCAATGATGGGAAATGCTACTGTGCAACCGAAAAAGGTGTACACTGGTGATAAAATTCTGGGTATTGGTACTCTCCACAAGTCCAATGCTGTTCCTGTTTTTTCTGTGGAAGAAGCACAAGACATGGCAAAGATGCGGAGATAAAAATGAAGATTTTAATTAAGATACCAAAACCAGTTTGTCGTACTCCTATCAAACCTGCACAAAAACACAGGATTGAGACAAAGTACTCCCGTCAACCTAAGCATCGTCAAAAGGACAATTATGCACAGTGAAAAAGAACTCCAAGAAATCATGGATATCTTGGAATCGATGAATTATGATAAAGTCATGGAAACTCTAATGAGAGTGGAACTCCTTGTGGCAGAAAAACAAAATAAAACTGTAATTTCAGAGTGTGAACATGTACAGTGATACGCAAAGACTAGCAAAGGCTATTATTAAAGGTGATCCTGAGTTGGCAAATGACATTTATTTTGCTTTAGATGAGGAATTAGTCAGAAAAAGACAACCTTGGCAGGAATTAACTGATGTTGTACACCAATGGGTGAATCCGAAACCGAAAATTTACGGTCCAATGAAGATTGAAGACGCCGAAGACGGTTCCGGAGACGGAATTCTCACTTTTCCACCCGAATTGATCGAGGAAACGGGCTGGAAAGAAGGTGACACACTAAATTTTGAAGTTTCCGAAGACGGAAAGATAATTATTACGAAAAAAGAGTAATTTTTTCTGATCTGTGTCAAAAAAACAACACATGACTTGACATTTTTTGTTAGTGTGCTATAATACATACTACAAATACACAAGGAAACACATGCTAGTTGAATCAAAATCCAATCTTGCACGCCTCATGGCTACGGAAAATCTGATTGTTGAACAACGTCAGGTTCCTACAGCATTCTTTGACATTAAAAACCGTGTTTTGACCGTTCCTGTTCTGAACGGCAATCTTTCCAACGAAGTAATTGACCTTCTCCTTGGTCACGAAGTTGGACATGCACTGGAAACACCAGCACAAGGTTGGCACGATTCTGTGGTCGACCTCAAAGTGAATCGTTCCATTCTCAACGTTTGTGAAGATGCACGTATCGAAAAGAAAATCAAACGTAAATTTCCAGGCATTCGCATTTCCTTTGTGAAAGGTTATCGTGAACTCCTTGAAATGGACTTCTTTGGTACAAAAGATAAAGACATAAACAAACTGAATTTCATTGACCGTGTAAACCTTTACACCAAAGGTGGTGCGGCACAAGGTATCGATTTTACTTCCGAAGAATATTCTTTGGTTCGTGAAGTTGAAGATGCTGAAACTTTTGAAGAAACCGTGGCAATCGCCATGAAAATTCAAAAGTTTATGAAAGAACAACCACAGAAACAAAAATCTAAACCAGAAAAGGTTGAACCTGGTGAAGAAATGTCGCCAGAAATTGGGAATACAATGCCCAATGATTTCGACTTTGATTCGGGTGAAGATCAAGAGGAAGGTGTCAGTAAAGCCAAAGAAGGTGACGCCAAAGAAGAAAATGGTGAAACACAATCTTCCGGTGATACCGGAGAATACGAACAAGATGAACTTTCGGACAAACCTGAAACACCACAAACTGGTGAAACAGGAAATGCCGGCTCAAAAGATGTAAAAATTGATTCTGAAACTGACAATGCTTTCCGTGAAAAGGAAAAAGAATTGTATTCTTCCGGTAAAAACCGTAAGGATGTGATGTATTCAAACATTCCTGAGATTCTTCTTGAGAATGTGATTGTTGACCATAAAACTCTAATTAAAGAGATTGAGTCTTACAATGCGGATCCATTCCGCAGAGAATTGTTTCTTGAAGACAAAATGCGAGCAAACTTCAGTAAGTTCCGCACCGAATCTAACAAGGTTGTTTCTTACCTTGTGAAAGAATTCGAAATGCGTAAAAATGCTGAACAGCAAACACGTGCAAAAGTCTCCAAGACTGGTGAATTGAATCTCACGAAAATTCATGAATACAAATTTACCGATGACATTTTCGCAAGAATGACAAAAGTGCCAAATGGTAAATCTCACGGTCTTGTGATGTTCATCGATTGGTCTGGTTCTATGTGTGACCATATGTCACCAACAATTAAGCAACTTTTGAACCTTGTGATGTTTTGCAAGAAGGTGAATATTCCTTTTGATGTATATGCATTCACAACCTGTACCTTTGTTGAATATCCAGAAACTCTGGAAGTACAGAAACTAAAAGTTGGTGATTTGAATGTTCATTCATTTTCACTTCTGAATATCCTTTCACACAAGATGAGTGCGAATGAATTCACCAAGATGGCATCATATCTTCTTGATTATGGTACAGGACGCCGTGGTACATGTTCAAACATGGAACCACCAGAAATTCTCCAACTTGGTGGAACACCACTGAATGAGGCAGTGATCTCCGCATTCAAGGTTATTCCGAAGTTCAAAACTGAAAACAAACTTCAAATTGTGAACACTGTGTTTCTGACTGATGGTGAAGGTTCTTCCTTGTATGGTCGTATCGATGCTATCAATGGTCGGAATTACGAATCAACTCCTGTTGATCCAAATTGGAAAATGAGAAGTTTCTTCCGTGATCCAATTACGAAAGCATCGGCCGAAGTGATGGAGGGTTCTGGTTATGGTTCACGTGGTCCGGCTCAAACAACTGCACTTCTGAAACTACTGAAACAACGTACAGATGCAAACGTGATTGGTTTCTATATTGCAAAAGTGCGTGATGTTCGTCAAGCACTTGTGTTGTATTCACCAAAGTCTGAAGAAACCAAAATCGATTCACGTGTGACAGAGTTCCGCAAGAATAACTTCACGTATCTAAATAATGTTGGATACGATGAATATTACTTTATCCGTTCAGACAAACTGGACACTGACGAAGATGATGAATTCGAAGTTACTTCAACGACAACACGTTCTCTTGTCTCCGCTTTCTCTAAGTATACAGGAAACCGTGTCTCTAATCGTATCGTGTTGAACCGCTTCATTAACTTGATTGCATGAGATGATTAAAATTTTAGACGATGTTCTTTCACAGGACTTTATTGGTAGACTGTTAGCATGGAACGAAGAAACAAAAGCTGGTGATGTTTGGGCATCGAACCAAAACAAATGGATAGATGTTTTGAAGTATGCTACGGGTGGACACATTTTATCACGTGCCCTCCCTGATGAATGGAAAAATCCGATTTACTATGAGTTGGTAAACCGTGGTAAATTGGATTATCTTCCATATGCTTCTTCTGCCATTCTTTATATGGGCTTTCCGACATCCTGTGTGAATTGGCATCCTGATTATGCTGAGTATGATGCTATGTCAATTTATCTTAACAAAGAGTGGGATTCAAATTGGGGTGGCTGGTTTGCATGGACCGAGGAGAATAAAGGAGTTGACGAATATGGTTACAATCCTAAACGAGGTCAATTCTACTCTCCTCAGTATAATACAGCTATTTACTCAACAGAGAGAGAATGGCATTGTACAACTCCGCTTGCAACTGTAGCACCACCTAGAATTTCAATCCAGCTTTTCTTTTCGAAAAAGCCATGACGGTACAGAAGAAACAATTTAAAGCCGCACTTATCAAATATAGACACACTTCTATGGGGGAAGCCGTATGGTTCTGGATTAATCCAAATTCCGGTGCTTCCCTCTCACCAAAGTTTGAAACACAGAAAGAAGCAGAGGATTGGTTTGATTCTGTGGTTGACATACACAATGAAACGTATGATTTCCTCAATAGAATCAAAAATGGAAAGTTCTACACCCTGAAAGGTAGAGTTGACATTGGTGATGTTATTTCTTCCAAAAAAGCAAACGATTGTCCATTTACAATGCACCTCGAAAATGATATACTTGAGTTGGAGATTCTCGCTACATCTTTTGAACACGCAAAGGAACGTGCAGAAGAATATTTTGAAATCCTAGAATGGATAGATTAAATGATTAGTAAAAAAACAATTGAAATAGCCGAGAAAGCTAATGTAGATTACCTGAAAGAAAATACAATATACACTTCAAAAGAAGTGGAGTATGGCTACACACAACGTGTGATTGCAATTACATTAAAAGAAGCACTTGAAGCCGTTGATCGTGTTGACCTTAGAGAAAACACATACACAACATATGATAAAGATAGGTTTGAATTTTTAAAAGAACAAGTAAAAAAAGAAATACAGGAGTTAATAGATGAATTACGAATATTGTAATTTCGAAGATTG